AAGGGCTCTGGGCCGGAAGAAGGATACAAAAGCTTAGGGGGCCTGTGGTTCATGCGTAGTTGCAAGGGGACCCCAAGTGGAGTTAATCCACACACACCAGTGAATCCGAGCGTCGGGTAGGTTAGCATCTGCCACACTGGTCGGACATCGCGCATCCGTAAGAGCGTGAGGGATGTGGCCATCCATTAAACCACCGAGAGCCGTCTCGCACTCAGGCACCCGTGGCAGGGCAAAACACCGATTTCTTCACAATCAGTTTACCATGGCCACAATCAACGCAACAATCGATATTACTGAACGATTGCCCAGCCAGTCCAGCTGGGTTCAACTGAAGCGTTGGATCCTCGATAAGATCGAGAAGTACGCAATTTGCGGGTCAGCGAGTGACTTTAGCGAATTGGAGTGCTACCGCACTGATCAACGCGTTCGAGCGTGTGTGCGGGCCGAGCTGCGTGAGCACCTCGGTTATGAGAGTCGGGAGACGTGTGTGGCAAGTGCCATTGACGTCGTTCTGAAGGAGACTGGGTATGACCTCGCGGACATGGGGTCAATCCGTCTTGCGAACAAGGGAGTGAAGCGTACGATGAGGGAGTGGGATGCGTATTTTGAGCGCATGGGTGTGGACCCACTCGCTGCCACTACTGGCGGCAAGGCCAAGATCGTGCCTAAGTTCGCAGCAGCTTGTGCTCTGCACATCCGCACCAAGCTTGGTGCGCTTGCAAACAATGAAGCGAACGTGCTGCTGGTGCAGCGCAAGTACCTTGAGTTGTGTCGCAAGCATGGTGTGCGAGACGTGGATACAGTGTTACACCAAGGGTTTGTAATGAACACTGTGTTTACCGAAAGCGTCCTCGATGACGTAGCGGCGTCGCGAAAGCGACTTCCGGCGTGGATCAGGTGGTTGGAGGAGGTTCCAGCTACCGGTTCCATTCCGGCCGCCGTCTGCTGAGGACGCCCGGTGAAGGTGTACGGATGCCAAACGCGCCTGAATGATGCCTTGAGGGAGAGGGTCAAACGGGAGTGCAAGGGATCGTTGTGCGTACGCCGGAACGGGCTGTCCTGCAAGACTCGTGAG